CCTAAGCAATATGAATCATTTGATCCAAAACAATATAACGATATTGCCAACCCAGACCTGCTAGAGGACTGGCCAACTGCTCCTTAATGTTTACACCCTTGTAGAACAAAGATAATATTCGTCTGAATCACTTGTATTTATGAGAAAAGTTATTGATTCAATTGCAATTGCAGCAGGCGTAGGCGTGTTGGCAATTGTTGGTGGCGGGGTTTATGGAACCTATTGGTTCTCACAAAACCAAGACAAGCTCCAAGAAATCATTATTGAAAAAGTTAAAGATCAACTACCTATTCCAAAGCTAGGTGGTGCAATGCCTTTAGGTGGTGGATCATCAAAGCCTAAGTTGCCGTTTTAAATGGAAGTCAAAGAGCCTGTAATTAAGCAGGTTCAAGCTCTTGAGATAAAAGAGATAGAGGTTTTACCGCCTCCAGTCATTCTTGGTGCGCCCATAACGCAAGGATTGCCGTTTGGGTTTATTCCTGTTATTGATATGCCTTGTGCTGAGACAAGGGAAAGAATTGCTAGCTCTACAGATCTATTTAATACAGACAGAAAAAATAATGTAATTCTTTGCGATCATGCGAGTCCATCTTTCAACCCCCCTGACTACTATCCGCAAGGCTTTGTTGTTCAACCGCCGTTACCTCAACTACCTTCAGAGCCAAAAGAATTAACAGCAAAAGATCTAACGCCTAAAGTTCCTACTCCAAAGATTGTCTTACCGCCTCCATGTCCTCCTGGCGATGCATTAGCGATAGGGAACCTTAATGCCAGCAAAACTAAAAGGATTAAGGGTTATGAACTACAAGATGGTAAATGCGTCACCTTATATACAGAGCTAAGACCTATCCCTGAAATAGTGGGTGATCAGCTCCCAGATATTCCCGTTGTACTTACCACCGCTGGTATAGCTTTAACGGCTACTGGTACGGCTGTCTTTGCTAAACCCCTTGGCGATCTTCTGCTTAAAGCGGTCAAACCAACTGTTAAAAAAGTAGTAAAGAAGGTTTCAGCTTTATTAGGTAAAAAGAAGAAAGTCTTATCTACTTTTGAGAGGAGGAAGGCGCAGAGGGCAGCTCGAAAGTGACTTTATGCTTATGGTCTATTAGCGTATTTGGCTTGCTAACAACCTCAATATCTGAACAGATCATTGCATATTTTGTTCCTGGTTTATGTCTATAACCATTTGAGAAAGCTTTACCACAAAGAGCTAATCTATTTAATTCCATAGTTAATCTTTTATCCTGAATAGCCATCTCCATTAATTTAGATTGCTTGGCTACAACTTCATGGCATTGTCTAACTGCTTTTCTATCTAATGGTATTTGGATTGATACCGAGATGCCGGGGGTTACTGAGTACTGATCCTTCTGTGCAGTCCTAATTTCTTTATGACCGATAATCAAATCTGGATCATCAACCTGCCCATCGCCTATTTCATTTCCCGCATCATCGAATGCACCTAATACATCAGTAGTTGAATAAATTGGATCTAAATAAGTGGATTCGTAAGGACGGCTAAACGAGGTGTTACTTACTAAATACGGCTGTATTGATAATGTTGTTCCTTGGCAAACAATGCCACCGCCATATTGATTTTGAAAGAACCTTCCTGTTAATTGCTGAATGCCAACATTCTGAACTGATCCAGAAGAATTAGATACGGGGTTGTTGCTATTAGTGACCGTATTCGCTGACACTGGATTGCAACAACCGATGGTCAATGCGAGAGCTAAGTATTTAAGCCTCATTGACTAAATACTGATACCGATGTTGTCACTGATTCAACCTCTTGAGTGCGGTCTAATAGTTGAATAGATTGAAGGCCTGGGGTTTTTAGTGTTTCTATGTACTGAGTGGCAATACCTGCGGTGTGTTGTGTATAGGTTGGTTTGCTTCCAAAATCTATGCTTGCCGCCGTGGTTTGTATTCCATTAACGATTCCAGCATCCACGCTAATAGTTGTAGGCGTAATTGTTGAACCTGTTGGAACAATATTATTTCCACTTTGAGTGAATTCGTAGCCAGTAGAAAAGGTATAACTTTCCAAGCGCTCAACCGTTATAGCTTTCGAGGTCGTGGTTGCGGTTGTACTTCCACTAGAAAAATTGGGAACGACTGGCACAGCTAAGACCTTGGCAGGAATTAGCAACAACGAAAGCACAAATATGCGCTTCATATTAATCAACTAATAATTCTGAACTTATGCTTGCGACTCCGCTTGTTCCTGCCCCGCCTGCTGTGATTGTTGCAGTTGTAGAGGTTACGGTTCCAGCTAAGTTTCCAGCAACGCCACCTGAGTAAACAGTGCAACCAGAGCCGTAACAAGGCATGTCCGCGATTACACCGCTAGCGACATCCACCCCACTTCCCATTGCTGGAATAGCGTCACCCTGCAAAAATGAAACATTGATGGAACTTGCGGCCCCGGCCGTGGTTTGGGTTACCGTCGGGCCACTGAGCGTTGGCGCTGCCGTTGCTGAACCTGCACTAAGACCGCCCATTGTGCTAATTGTCATTCCTGAAGTAGACAAGGCGAAAGTACTGCCAACTCTTGATGAGCTTGTGTAAGCGCCTAGCGTTTCTACCTGCGTGCTATTGGTGATTTTATGCCGAACGTCTGCATGAACAGGGCTAGCAGCTAGTAGCAGAAGAAAAGGAAGTAATCGTTTCATGCTTGAGGTGTTGCAGGTGGTTTTGGTGCTGGCTTCTCTTTAACAACTTGAAGAATCTCACCGTCTGGTGATTGCAATTTTAACGGGGTCTGAATTCTGATTATTTGTTCTGCTCCACTAGTCGCTCTGTTATTTGCAGACATCATCTTCTCCATATCCTCCTTGGTGACTCCACCTCCGTTCTTTTTAGAAGCAGCCTGGACGCCAAAAGTCGTTAATGTTGATGTAAATATCGAAGCAATGAAGGTCGGATCGAAGGTTTGCTTAGGGAAGCCAGGCACATCTATATACGCTAAAGTTAAGCAAAATCCGGACCAAATAACAATGCCCAAACGGACTGCTACACCTACGATCTGAATCTGTTCTTCTTTATCAGGAGTAATATCCTGAAGTTTATTTAGTAAGCCTTTCTTCTCGTCAGGCTTTTCCTTCTTGGGGTCTGGAGTTGCTCCTGAGGGATTGGATTGAGACATGCGAGTTCTGCGAGGTCGTAGTAATACTTTAAGAAATTTAATCAAGTTCGTCTCCTAATTGCAATCCCATAGGTGGATTCCATAAAACTGGCTGTTCATGAATTTTGTCGTATTCACCCATGCGAAGAATCCGAGCACACCTTGCCATTGATAGAACTGACGGGGTGTTTTCAGGATCTTTTCCTGCTGCTTTTATGTAGGCAGCTCGAACGTTGGTCCATAATTCATATTCAGAAGTTGCCCCAGCAAGAATTTTTGCAGCGCCTTTAACTCCAATTCCATTTAATCCGGGGTAGCCATCAGTGTGGTCGCCTGTCAAAACCTGCGTATAAAAGGCTACGTCTGCATCCCAAAGAGAGATCTCTTCTAGTTCTCCTTCACTATTTATATGTAATCCAGGGATTGTTTTTAGATCTTTATCTCTTGAATAAATCAAGTCATCGGGTCGGTAGGAGATCCCAACGACATCGTCCCCTTCGACATTGGCCAACTTGATGACGGGCCATGTGTCATGGATCCATTCGCGAAGTGCTGGGTAGCCAGCAGGCTTCCTGTACTTGCGTCTTCCCGATTTGTAATCGCGGTAGACAGAGTAGCGGAAGTTACTGCTGTCACCCAAGGCCAAGACCATTTCATGGTTTGGGGAAAGCTTTTGTATGCGTTCGATTTCGGCTTGGATTGCATCTTTGGCATCAGTAATACGGCATTGATAAGTCCATACATCAGGACTCCATTCGACTTCATATTCGGCACCACTAGCGGCGCGGTAAAGATCAGGTTCTATGTCGTAGAGAATCTTCATCCTTTTGCACCTCCTTTTGCATGAGTTGGATTTTGGTTTTAATCAACTGAAGCTCTGCGATACGACGATCAATAGCTTTGATTCTTTCTTTTGTATTCATGTTATTGATCTTCCATATCCAAGACGTAATCGATAAAACGTAGCGCTCCGTCGAAATACATTTGTTGATCCCTGTCTTTCTTTCTAAAAGCCACTTGATAATTAGTATCAGCAAGTTCCCTAAGTCTTTCCACTGCTTCCCGACTTACCCGAAGAGGGGTCTCCTTCGGGGTCGTCATATCCCAAAACGGAGCGCAAATTTTCGAGATCAGTGACTCTGGTTGCTGTGTCATGTTGTTTGTCTCCTTTAAATAAGACTGTGGCTGAGTGTTCATAGGTCTCTGTGATTAGGGCTTTAATCCAATTAGCGCCGCTAAAGAAATAAACGGCTTGTGCTTTTCTGAGTTGTTTCCAGTTCAGAACTGGGTGTCCGGGTCTTCCCATACGTGATTTAGAGATTGGGTTTGTTCGTTGAAATGAAAACTCCCTGAGTATCCAAGGCGTCCGAGCATCCTGTTTTTGAGACATCGTGAATGTGTGAGGTCAGTGCCTCTCTTTCTAGATAAGGCCCAAATTGTGTCAGCAAGCTGAACAATTGAATGACTTCCTCTGATGTCATGCAGTTCTGGTGTTCCTCCGTCTTCATGGTTTTGAGTCTGTGAAGATGAACGATTGAGATGGCTAATAGCGAACACGGTGCATTTGGTAGCCGCAATAAAGCTCCTGATTTTTGTAATTAAAGAATCAAGATGCCTCGTGTCGTGAGCCAATCCACTACCAATAATCGTGAGGTGATCAAGGTAGATGTGCTGGCATCCAAGGCTCCTAACCATGTAGTTCATTCGTTGAAGAATGACCTTTTCATCAAGGGATCCAAAATGATCAAACAACTCAAGAGAACCTGAGCCTGTAACAAATTTGTCAGCTTGCGCAATGTCCTGAAGTTGCTGATCAGTTAATCCCGCATAGTTTTGTCGAGCATGAAGCTGTAAACCAGCAGCCATACCAACAAAACGGAAGACAGCTTCTTCTGCTGTTTCCTCTAAACCAATCCAACCAACCTTGATATTCCTTTCCATGTCATGGAGGGCGAGAGCACGAGCAAAGGTGGTCTTACCTATTCCTGAACCAGCAATCAAAACGATGAGTTGGTTGTCATAAAAAGGTGTTTTGTCATTCCAGAAACCAA